CTATAGGTACTCAGTACTTAAAGGAATCAGGTCAAAGTGATGATCCAGAAAGAGGACGTTTAGGAAGATTTTTACAAGGAGCAGCTCAATTTTCCGGCATAGCCGGAGGCGGAGGAGTTGATGGAGCCAAAGCTGCATTAGCTGGAGTTACTATTATTGCCGACTCCGTACCAACAAAAGGAGATAAAGGTAAAGTTACTTACGGTAGTTATAGTGCAGGTGAAAATAGTAATGCTAAAATATTAGAAGCTTATTCATTATCAAATTTAAGAGCCGGTCTTGACGTATTAGACGAGGGTCGAAACCGTGCTACTAAACCACTTATTGGGGATAATAACCAAATTTTTAAAGAAAAGTATACTCGGTATTCTTCATTAGTATCACCACAAATGAAGTCTAACCCAGATGGTACAGTTAGTTTTGAAAATAGTATTACTGAAGAAGACAATATCGTCAGAGAAAAAGATACATTATTAAAAAATAAAAAATCAAACTTAAATCAACTTACTACAGACCAAGAAAAATCTTTCATCAAAGAAGTTAATGGTAAGTTCGATAAAGACTTTACTCAAGCCAAGTACACTGACGATTCTACTCCTATAAGAGTAATGACTAACAGAGGTAACTCTTCTCCTTTTAAGTTAGGTGAATCTACAGGAGATCAAAGAAATTTAATATTTGAACCTACAGTAAAGTTAACTGATGATTTAGCTGATATTATACCTTTTGAATTCCAAATACTTGTACCGGGTAGACAAACTCAATACGTTTATTTTAGAGCTTATTTAGATTCTTTCAATGATAATTTCAGCAGTGAATGGGCAGGTACAAAGTATATAGGTAGAGCAGATGAACTTTATGTCTATAACGGATTTTCAAGAGAAATAAGTTTTGATTTTAAAATAGCCGCAATGTCAGAGGAAGAACTAACCCCGCTATATGAAAAATTAAATTTCTTTGTTGGCAGTACTGCACCTTCTTATAATGACGGTAATACTTTTATGAGAGGAGTATTTTCAAAAGTTACTATTGGTGACTATTTACAAAGTGTTCCTGGCTTTTTTAAAAGTATTAGCCTATCTTGGGATAAGAGTTATCCATGGCAAATAAGAGATGGAAGCGACACACCTAGTAACCCTACCGTACTTAACGTCTCTACTACATATCAACCAGTTCATAACTTTAACCCGGCTATCAATCAATCTTTCATAGGAGCTACCGTTGGCTAATAGATATAGAAAAATAGGTACTACAGCTAATAGTGATGGTAGAAAATACCGCCGTAACCCTATCTACCCTGAAATTCCTTTAAGTACTGAAGATATTTACATTATAGCTACTGAAGGTGATAGGTACGATACCCTAGCTAATACCTACTACGGTGATCCCACCCTGTGGTGGATTATTTCAACAGCTAATTCTTCTTCTAATAGAGCTAGCTTGGTGCCTAATCTCGGTTCTCAAATAAGAATACCTTCTAATAAGCAAGCAGCTATTAACTTATTTGACTCTCTAAATCTAAGTAGATAGGAGGGAATATGAGTAAGTTTATAGGAGAAACAATTGACGAAGAAGTAATAAAACAAATTGAAACCCGTCAGAAACTTAAAGGTAGAGATCCTTTATATGTTGATAATTACCTAAAGTACCAGTCCGGTAACAACGCTTGGGTAAGAGTTATCTCCGGAGTAGATGTTGACGGCGAGCCTGACGATGCAAAAAATTTCGTTTTATCGGGGGGTGCATTAAAATGGAATGGGACTGAATTTATAAAAAATAGTAAATTTAATCCTACTCAAGCTGGAGACAATAGTAGATATGGATTTAACGATAGCTATGGGGTACGTCCGGAATCCGGTTTAACTTCTTTTTCTATTAAACATAGAGGACGATTTGGTACTATTCGAGAGGCAAATATAGGATTTGCTTTATGGAAAAGAGAAGATTTAGTTCGAGCTGAGAATTTATTTTTTAGACCCGGTTTCACAGTTATAGTGGAGTGGGGTAATGCCGGATATGTAGATAATGACAGTAGGTTTGAAGATAAGCCAAATATAAAAAATACGGATGCCCCTGGTACAAATTCTTTTTTTACATCAACGGAAAATATAACTAATATACTAGGACTTCTTTCTTCAAATATAGAAGAAAGCGATTATAATTACGATGCCTTCATAGGATTTATCAGTAACTTCTCTTGGAGTTTGAGACCGGACGGAGGATATGACTGTACTATAACCGCTCTTACACAAGGTAGTATATTAGAATCTCTTAAAATCGTTACTGGGGAGAATAGAGCTACAGGCGGAATATTTTCTCAATTTGAAGAAAAGTTTTTTTCTAAAAAAAAGGTAGAAACTCCTGACGAAGAAAGCGATGCAGAGGAAGAAGAACCAGGATTTTTCAGGAAACTTTTAGACGATAGTGTTAAAGGTATAAAAAATAGATTAACTCCTGCCGATACTGATTTAGAATTAAATCAAAGACTTTCATTACTTCATTTCTTTTGCTTAAAGGTAGAGGAAATAGATATTTCTAGATTAGATGATGGATATATAGAGTATACTAATTTTATAAATGAAACTTTTAATAAGGAAAAAGGTAAATCTAAATCACTTCAAAACGGTAGGTGGATAATTAACAAGGAAGTAAATCCTATAGTTGATTTTTTAAAGAAGGAAGAATTACATGAAAAAGATTTTAGAGTATTTGGATTTAACGGTAGAACTTCGGGAGATGGAAGCACTGCATTCAGGTATATTTCGTTAAAAACTTTTTTAGCTCTAGTAAATATTTCTTTTTTAAACGGCAGTAAAGATACTAATCTTCCAAGTTTTTCTATTAAGGAAGAAGATTATAAAAATTATGCTACTTTTAAAAATCACTTTTCTTTCGATCCCTCATTGGTAATTTTACCTAAAGTACCTGAACAGCCGGAACTAAATGTTTCTAAAAAAACGTTAAAGACTATAACTGATCGTAAAGGTACGACGTCAAATGAAGTGACTAAAGACGGTAGTGAATGTTATGTAAAAGTGCTGCAAGGTAATGTATCTGATAGTATACTAAAAGACATTACAGAAGAACAAAAGACTAATATATTAAATATTTTTATCAGTACTAAACTAATTAAACAATCCTTAGACAGCGTATTTACTCCTGACAATATAGAAGGTTCAGACCTACTAACTTTTATTAGATCAGTACTTAACACCATTAATCAAACTTTAGGTAACATTAATGAACTAGACGTTCATTTTCAAGACATGCCTGGTGGTACAATAACAGTTGTAGATAGAAAAGAACTAAACAGGGCACTTAAATCTGAAGAAGTAAAAAAACTTCCTGTTACCGGACCTTTTAGCACTGTTTCTTCCATATCTTTACAGTCAAAGATATCAAACGAATTATCATCAATGATCTCAATTTCTTCGACCGGTGGTGCAGATAATAATACAAATAGTAATGCCGGTTTAGTAGCCTATAATGAAGGTAAACGAGATAGATTTAAAAAAGATTACGATGAAGATCCTAATTCTGAAAAGACCAAAACCGAACCCTCAGAAGAAACTCAAGCGGATAAAAATAAAAAAAGAGAGAAATTTTTTATTAATGTTTTTCGAGCTTACGCAGTTTTTAACAATACTCAAACAGACCAGAGGCTTGTAAAAGGTGTATTTAAAGAAAAATTATTTACTAGATTTAAAACAGAAGCATATTCAAGAACTAGACAAGCATATTTTGGAGAATTAAAAAAAGAAAAAATCTCTCCTCAAGATATTATACCTTTTGAAATAGCAATTAAACTCGACGGCATATCAGGGCTAAAAATTGGTCAAGTTTTTAAGTTACAAGACAGTGATGGTATCCTTCCTGAAAACTATAAAGATGCTTCTGCTATCATAATAACTGGATTAGATTCAACTATAGAAAACGGTAAGTGGTATACTAATGTTAGAGGGCAGACGTTTATGTTAGGTAAGACTATTGAAACGCAAGAAGTAAATGTAGAAGGAAATTACTAATGTATTTACCTAAGAATAGATATAGAATTAAGACATCTTACGGATCTGAATTTAAAGACGGGAAAGGAAGAGACTTTGTAGGTAAGTATATTGAACTCTCTGACGGCACTGTATATTCAGGCGGCAGTCTAAGCAATCCAGGTGAAATACTCACTAGAGTAGAAAAAGTAGATATAAAGAAAATAGCTCGTCCTTACAACGATTACTATGGTCCCACAGTATTCAATTATAAAAACGGCTTCTTTACTAGATACTTCATCAGAGATAAAAGAGACGGTAAGATTGTTGAAGTCAGTATCAACCAGTATAAAGAAAAACGTAATCTAAATTACGTTCAAGTTGGTAAGTTAGAGTGGATTTTACAAGGCCCGGCAGAAAATAGAGTTATAAACGATGTACCTTTTATTGGAGCAGCTGAAAGAAATAGAGAAAGAGTATTAGAATTAGACAAGGAGTTAAAAGGACTAAAGAACTTCATAAAAAATTACGGAAAGTTTGTTCGATAGAAAATAGTTCTTATATTAAATAAGAACACGGTTATATTTAATAAATGTTTTATATTGTAGAGACAAAAGATCAGTTACGTAAACTCTTGGAATTAAGAAAGGAGGCGATGTATGTCGAAGTTATTCCTGGTAACTATAATTTTCATCCTAACCTTACTAATAGTCTTGCCATTTATCTCCGTCCTTTGGAGATGGGTAAGGGTTATATACTTCCTATTTCGCACCCCGACGGACTCGGAATAGAGAGAGATATAGTTAAAAAGGTTCTATCTAAGTTCACCGAGCTTTACGTATGGGACAAGAAAGAGTTTCTCTATCACTTTGTCTTACCTAATCTCACCGATATACAGCTCTTAGTAGCATTGGAGAAGTATCAACGAATAGAATTACCTAATCCTCCTAAGACTTTTAGCTTTTACTATAACAAGTACTCCGGTCATCCGGAAGTAAATAAAATGATTCCGTTAACCAAGCTTTACGAAAGGTGTGAGAATAACTACGTTAGTTTAAGACCGTTTATGAACTTTGAGAAAGACGAGTCATTTGACTTTTATAATAGTACTGCAGCTAAGGTATTCTTTTTATTAGAGCAGTCCGGGCTTAAAGTGACTTATCAATCTTTTATAAATTTATTTAAACCTAATAACCCAGATTACAATGTATCTGAAAATATTACGTATACTTACTATAACCTCTATAATACTACTTCTAGGCCTACCAATGCCTTTAATAGCGTTAATTATGCTGCTATTCCTCACAAAGACGAATATAGACAGGCTATTTTACCCAAAAACGATAAATTCGTAGAGTTTGACTTTGATGGTTACCATTTACGGTTACTTTGTAACCAAATAGGCTATGAGTTAACAGAAGAGAGTGCCCATAAACAGCTGGCACGTTTATACTTCGGTAAAGATGAAATAACGGAAGAAGAATATAAACAAGCCAAGCAAATGAACTTCCAAGCACTTTACGGCAACATACCAGATGAAGTTAAGCATTTAGAAGTATTTAAAAAGATACAAGAGTACATAGATAGACTTTGGATTGAATTTAAAGGTATAGGGTTTATTAGATGTCCTATATCAGGTAGAAAGTATACCGAAGACTTAGAAGATATGAATCCTCCTAAGTTAATGAACTATACTATGCAAAATTTGGAAACCTCAAATAATATTCTTATACTTAAAGATGTACTAAAGTATTTAAAAGATAAAAAGACTACAATTGCACTCTATACTTACGATGCAATTTTATTTGACTATAATAAAGAAGACGGAGAACAACTACTTACAGAGCTAAAAAGCATTATGAGCTTGGATGAAAAATATCCGGTTCATTATAAATTAAGTGATAACTTAGTTTTGTAAATAAAATTAATATTTATAAATGGAAGCATTAAAAAGTTTAAGCACGTTTCACTACGATTTTGACGATTTCAGTTACAACACCGACATGAGTAATAAGCTCTTCTGTACATTTACTGCCAGAGAAGATCTTAACGAACTACTAGATAAGATTAAGGGCAATTACATTATTCTCTACGATAAGATTTTCGTCTTAGAATGCGAGGACCAAGATGAGTATATTTGTACCTATAATGTGGATTTTAATAATATAGGTGATTTTTTAGAGAGTACGATCTTAGTACATAGAAAAAAACAGACAAATACGTTGTATACTATTAATGCTTTGAACGAACTTATAAAAGAGCTTAATAACGGTTATTTAGATAAGAGATTTATAGTAGATTGGGATGATTATAGAAACTCAGTACTACTTACTAAGGATTACAAATTACAGGTCCTTAAAACGAAATTATTCGATATAGTTGAAGTATAGAAAAATATTTCTTATATTGACTAATAAATAAGTTATAAACCTAAAATTAGTTATATAGATGGATTTAAATGCTATTAAGGCTAAACTCTCTGCAATGGAAGAGAAGTCTAACAATAACAGAGAAAAGATAGACTACGAAAAAGTCTTCTGGAGACCCCCGATGGGTAAAAGTAAAATTAGAATCGTACCTTCTGCGTTCGATCCTACAATGCCTTTTAGTGAACTAAAGTTTCACTATAATGTAGGCAAGTACCCGATGCTAGCTTTGTCAAACTTTGGTAAACAAGATCCTGTTGAAGAGTTTGTGGCAGAGTTGAAAAAAACTAACGATCGAGATAACTGGTCTTTAGCTGGTAAATTAACTCCTCGTTCTCGTTTCTTTGCACCCGTAGTTGTACGGGATGAAGAAGATATGGGAGTACGTGTATGGGGTTTTAGTCAAACTATATTTAAGGCTCTGCTTTCTATGGCAGAAGATGAGGATATAGGAGACTATACAGATCCTGTAAACGGTTTTGATATGAACGTAGAAGTACGTCAAGGTAATCCTTATAATGAAACTTCTGTACGTATTGTACCAAAAATGACTCCGTTATCTAACAATAACGATTTAGTAGAATCGTGGTTAAAAACTCAACCTAACCCTTCTGAAGTTTATACTCAGTACGACTATAACTTTATTAAGAAGCAATTACTTGAGTATATCGAACCAGGTTCAACTGAAGAAGGAGGAGAAGAAACAACTACTACTCCAGCAGCACCAACTCAATCAACGTTTACATTAGAAACTGCATCTGAAGGTAAAAAGTCTACTGTAGATAAGTACGACGATTTATTTGATGACCTAGACGATTAATATGGCTAAAAAAAGTACAGCAAGCAAAGCAAAGCAAGCCGTACAGAGTAATTTTAGTCTAGGAAAGTTTAAAGATAAGAAAGGTCTGTCTTCTGCTTCTGTGAAATTTAAGGAGCAAGGATGGATACCACTCTCGAAAGCTTTTCAAGACATTACTTCTGTACCCGGTATACCAACCGGACACATAACACTACTACGAGGACATTCTGATACCGGTAAAACTACTGCGTTAATAGAAGCAGCCGTAAATGCACAGAAGATGAACGTTCTTCCTGTGTTTATTATAACGGAGATGAAATGGTCCTGGGAACATGCCCGTGAGATGGGACTAGAGTTCAATGAAGTTACAGACGAAAATACAGGTGAGATCGTTGATTACGATGGTTTCTTTATATATTCCGATAGGGGTACATTAAACACTATTGAAGACGTAGCTGTCTTTATAAGTGACTTAATGAACGAGCAAGAGAAAGGTAATTTACCTTATGACCTCTGCTTCTTCTGGGATAGTATAGGATCAGTACCTTGTGAGTTATCTGTACGTTCTAATAAGAATAATAATGAATGGAATGCCGGGGCTATGTCTACACAGTTCGGTAATAATCTAAATCAGAAAATACTCTTATCTAGAAAGGAAAGTTCTAAGTATACTAATACTTTAGTGGCTATCAATAAGGTCTGGACTATGAAACCGGAATCTATGATGGGTTCTCCCAAGCTACAGAATAAAGGCGGTATGTCTATGTGGTATGACTCTACTATGGTAGTAACTTTTGGTAATATTACTAATCCTGGCACCAGTAAGATACGAGCAGTAAAAGCTGGTAAGCAGGTAGAGTTTGCCAAACGTACTAACGTACAAGTAGAAAAGAATCATATCTCCGGAGTAACTACTAAAGGTAGAATCGTTATGACCCAGCATGGGTTTATACCGGATGAGAAAAGAGCAATTGATAAGTACAAAGATCAATATAAAGAACACTGGCTGACTCTATTAGGTTCAGTAGATTTCGACCTTATAGAAGAAGGTGATCTTGAAGAGGATATGGATATTTAATGGGGGATATCCAAGACTTATTAGATAAATTAGAGAAAAAACCTCCAAGAAAGAGAAACGACCATGTGCTCATTGTTGACTCGATGAACACATTTATCCGAAGCTTTTCAATGGTAAAAGCTATGAATCCAAAAGGCCATCACATCGGTGGCCTTATTGGTTTTATGAAGTCGTTAGGATTTCTTGTAAGGACAATTGAACCTACAAGAGTTATTTGCGTATTTGACGGTAAGGGCGGATCTACTAACAGACGAAATATGGATCCAAACTACAAAGCCAATAGGGATAACCTTAAAGTAACCCATTGGGGTATGTACGACTCTAGAGAAGAAGAGAGAGCTTCAATGGCAGCTCAAATGGGAAGACTGTTTGACTACCTAGAGTGCTTACCAGTTAGCTTAGTATCTATAGAAAAAGTGGAAGCAGATGATATTATTTCTTTTATAGCTCAAGGTTTAGCAGGTACCGGTAGGAGAGCAACTATTGTATCTTCTGATAAAGATTTCTTACAAATCGTTAAACCTAATATAGAAGTTTACGCTCCTATAAAGAAACGTACGATTACTTACGAGAATATATTAAAAGAGATAAGCGTTCATCCTACTAACTACTTACTTACTAAGGCGTTACTTGGAGATAACTCTGATAATTTAAGAGGAATAAAAGGTTTAGGTATAAAAACTCTAATAAAAGAATACCCAGAACTTACTACCTCTGAAAAAATAGAATTAGATTTTATATACAATCGAGCAGAAGAAAAATTAGATACTAAGAAAATATTTGCTCGAATGGTACATGACTGGAATCTTGTAGAGACAAATTATACAATAATGAATCTAGAAGAAACACAGTTGGATGAGAACGAAAAAACTCATATCATGGATGTAATGAAAGAAGAAACCCCAGGATTAAATACGGGTACCTTCTTATACTACTTAGATAAAGACGCAATTGAGGGAGGAATAACTAAGAACACCGAATCGTGGCTTGAAATATTTCGACCTCTAACAATATCACAATAAAAGTTATAAATGGCAGCATTAGAAAAATTAACACATTACGGTAAGCCGTTCCAAATTAAGGTTTTAGGTTCTCTATTAACAGATAAAAAGTTTATTCTGAACATAAGAGATATGATTAGACCAGACTATTTTGATGCTGACTCTCATAAATGGGTTATAGAGACTATTATAAGTTATTTTGATAAGTACCATACAAATATTACTATGGAGGTACTTAAAGTAGAGTTAAAGAAGATTGAAAACGAAGTACTTAAGGTAGCTGTAAAAGAAGAGTTAAGACATTCTTACGAAGCATCTCAAGCTGATACAGAATACGTACAAGAAGAGTTTACTAATTTTTGTAAAAATCAAGAGTTAAAATCTGCTCTACTTGAAAGCGCTGATCTTATGAAGTCTGGAGACTTCGAAAGCATTAGAGGTAAAATTGAGCATGCCTTAAGAGCTGGCATGGATAAAGATATAGGACATGAATATAATAAAGATTTGGAAAATAGATACAGAGAAGATTACCGGCCTACAATACCAACACCGTGGCCGGCTATAAATA